GAGGAAAAGCAACTTATAAAGAAGCAACTGGTTTTGAAGTTGAATCTGATTATGATGTTAAATTATCTAGTAAAGAAAGAGAGTTGTTAATTAAAGCTAAACAAGCAGGTTGGGATCGTGAAGGCGCAAAAATCCGTTTAAGTGTTTTGTTTGATATTATTAATGTTTATCAAAAAGGAAAGACTATAATTACAAGATTAAAACAAAATCATATGCTTAATGAAAGCTCAAAACCAAAATTGTTTAGAAATTTATTGGCAGAAAAGCCGTATGCATACAACTAGGAGGACACTATGAGTATTCAAAAAAGTTATAATAGGCTAGCACTGCAAGGTCTTGATTTCGATGATATGGATTTCGTTGAAACATTTAATCTTGACCCTAAAGTAGCTTATACACCTCAAATTAATTTTGAAATGCTTAATCATGTATATGATAAGTCAGTTAGAAACTTTATGAGTAAAGGAATGACTGAAGCAACAGCTAAACGCGAAGCAGGAAGACTCCGAGCAGAAGCTAAAGCTGAAATACAAAAACTTTTAAAATAAAAATACCCCACAGGGAATCCTTAATGGAAACCTTGTGGGGTTTTTTTTAACAGAAGAAATAGTTAGAGTCTTTTACTTCTTCTATTTTAAGCGTACCAATAGTAGGTACTTCTCCTCGATAGTACTTTCCAAACTCAATAGAATCATAGAAGTTATCTACATCATAGATATCTACAAACTTATCACGAGTTATATTCATTAGCTCTTCAATGTCGCTAGCATGAGTACTAAACGAATCATGTACAGCACCAAAGTCACCTTCCCAGTTAGCTACTACAAGAGCCATATGAGAAGCATCCATACTATGTACAAAGTTAGGGCTAATACCACACATAAATCCACGCCTATCAGGGATATCTGTTTTCTCTCTAATAACGTGCTTAAAGCGGATCTCTCCATGTGGGGTATTAAAGCCGTAGCAATCTACTTTAGCAGGGCGAGTACGATAACACTCATAGATAACAGGAAAGCCTGATGGGGTAAGCCATTCAATACCCTTTCCTCTGTCTGTACCATACATATTACTCCAGTTAGTTATCTCTTGATCAGCTAATCTCTGAAGATAACGCATAGTATCTAGAGGACCAGGACATACTTCTTGAATAGCCCTAATAACTTGATTGCTTAATTCATCACAATCCCAAGTAGAGATATTGTACTGGTCAGTATAACCAAACTGATAACAATCACTATACATAGATTCAGACATTTTCTTTTGTCCACAGCTGTAAGCTCGTGTCATAGCTCCTCGTTTAGCAATACCCTTACGGATATGTTTCATAGGCATCTGGCGTTCTTCAAACCATTCAGGCATACGTTGAGTAAGCCTTTTAGCTATTTGAACATAGAAATCATTTTGAATTTCTGTAGGTACAAGACCTACTAATCTACCTGTATTGCTATCTTTAGACATTGCACCTAGGTGTTGCCAACCATTGTTAGCTCCATCAATAGGAATAGGTAGTTGAGTATAAAAGTCTACTCCTGCCTGTTGAGCTTCCCAGTACTTATACCATTCAATACAACAAGCTAGGAATGAAATAGGCTTTTCAGCTTCCGTAGAAAGTATTTTCATTTCACCTAGCTCTAGTATCTCATCAATATTTTTCTGAGTCCACATAGCTCTATCTTCTAGTGTCATCTTATCTACTGATATAGTATCTAGTTCTTCTTGTTCAAGTACACTACGATAGTCAGTAGTAACCCAATCAGGAATCTCATCTATATTATAGGACTGATTATAAGAGCAAGCTGTATGTACCCCTAACCAGAAGTTAGCATTACTATCAAACAATCTACCTTTAGCAAAGAGTAATTGTCCTCTAGCAATATCAGAACCCTGGAAGTTAAAGAATGGCTCTGAATAGTATAGCCTCCCTCTGTAATCAGCATCTAGGTAAAAGCTAAACTCTTTATGCAGCCACTTAGCTGCGATAGCCATAACCTCTTTTATTTCTCTATTCTTAGATGCTTGCCGCTGATAAAGCTTTTCATTCTCTTTCTTATCTTCACCGTTAAATTGTTCGTTATTAATAAACAAGTCTAATTGGTTAAGAATTGCAGAATGAATATCAGGATTAATAATCCAACGAGTAGCTTGTAATTTATCTATTGCCTTTACAAAGGGTGCATTTAGATATTTAACAAACTTCTTTTCTTTTGATTTATCCCAAGTCTTAATAACGCTTTTATCATTCTTCTGAATAAGACCTGTAATAGGGGGTATAATCTCATCAGTCATACAAATAGTTTTGCCAGCAACTGCTTCCATATCACCCCATTTAGAGGTAGCATGAATGGTTACTGGCTTACGGCTCTTCATATGCCCTACTGAAATAGTTAAGTAGCCACACATAACAAAGCCTTCTATTATTAAGTCGCCTACCCTAGCATGGTCTCTAAAGTTAACATTAGAGCTATCCCAGCTTTCAACAATATATTTACCTATTGCCATTGAAGCTTGGGTTATAGGGGTTTCGCCTTCAGTCTTACTGCGTTTAAAGCAACGCTGTATAAACTTTCGGGCATAGTTAATCATGTCTTCAATTAAGAAGTCAAGCATATCGACACCATCAGTGTCAATCATACGCATAAGTTGTACGTTACGTCTTGGCTTAACCCCAAGGTCTTCGCCACGGATTTTATTTAAGAGATATTGTTTAATATCTTCCATAAGTCCTCTCAATCTGTCTTGTGTTGACGTATCATCTCTTTTTCATTAAGTATTTTAAATGCATCCAAGTATTTCTCTTCGCCTTTATACACCACAACTTCTTTGATGCCAGACTGCAGGATAAGCTTAGTGCATTCCATACAAGGCGACAGCGTAGTGTATAGGGTAGCACCCAATCCGCTGCCTCCATCACGCGCCAGTTTACAAATAGCATTAGCTTCAGCGTGAATAACATAAGGTAAAGTAATCCCAGTGTTAGGATTCTTACAATCATTTGGAAAACCACTTGGAGTTCCATTCCAACCCATCGAAATAATGTTTCCATCTTTTACAATAACAGCTCCTACTTTAGTGTCCTCATCATAAGACATATCACTAATGCGCTTAGCTATGTCCATATACATAGTATCATACTTAATTTGTTTTACACTTTTAGCCATATTACCGTCCTTGACCACGATATTTCTTACGAGTTTTATATTTCTTTCCCGTAAAAGTTCTTTGTTTACGGGGCTTAAGCATATCTTTAATCGTATTATGTTTTGTCATTGAGTAACTCCTCAACCTTGTTTTGACGCATTATAGCTTGACTACGATACTTGTTACGATCCTTAGTCATTTCTGTTAATTGATCATTAAGCACATTAATACTTGATAAATAATGCTTAATGAGTTCTCTCAACTCCATGTTTTCTTCGTACAAAGATTTCATGATAACACCTCAAAGTCAATAGCGTTTTCATTACAATAGCTAAGTCTAGTTGTTTCATGATTGTATTTAGCTTTACCTGCAGGACCTGTCTTGCCAGTAAAGCGACTCTTAAGAACAATAAAGTTAATAGTGTTCCTAACTTGTTCATCTTCATTTGCCATATCTCTAGCAAATCCAATAATGTCAAATGATATTTGTTTAATACTACCTGAACCTTTAATATCATCCATACTAGGAAGCTTTCCTTGTTCAAAGGTAGTACCGCCACCCTGTACTTTTCTAAGGTGACTAATAACACCAAGCCAAATGTTATGTTTCTTAGTAATCTTAAGTAGATCAGACATAACTTTATCAATGGCTTCGTTACCAGTATAGCCTTCCGCACCTTCAGATACTGCAATAGTGATATGATCAAGGATAAGATACTTACAACCCATAAGAGCCATATATTCTATCTTATCGATAAGTGACTCATCACCTACAGAGCCTTGATGATCTAATAATACTAGACGCTTTGATCCAAAGACCTCTCGACTTGCAGCCTCTTGTTCTTCCAAAGGTACATCATGTTCTTGAAGATTCTTCTTAAGTTTCATCTGAATAAACTTTTCTGCAGTATCACCAACAGACTCCTCAAGGGAAATCATACCGATATTATAACTAGTTTTGTCCAATAAGTCAAGTACTATTTCTTTAATCACTGTACTTTTGCCTGAACCAGTGCCACTAGTGAACAACGTTATCTCACCGAAGCGCATACCTTTAGTCTTATCATTGATACCCTGTAAACAAGCAGGGTAGGATACTGACTCAGTTGATAGCCTAGATAAGTATTGTTCCCACACAGGCTCATGCCCTACGATAATGCCAGCAGGACTAAATGGTTGTGCATCCCATATTGCTCTCATAACAGCATCTTTACCTGCTGCAATGTATAACTCACAGGGATCTTTAGCCGTAGTGCCTAGCGAAGCTACTTTAACTTTATCGATACCAATAATGTTAGCAGCTTCTTTTATTGCTTTCTTTCCTGCGGCATCATTATCAAAGAACAAGACCACTTCTTCAAAGGATCTAATCCATTCTCTTGCATACAACAAACTTTTAAGGTTGCTGGCTGACGCAATAGAAATTGCTGGATAGATTTTATTGTAGTGATCCAGCGAGGCTTGTGCAACGGACATCGCATCGAATTCACCTTCGGTAATGACAAGGCGTTTGCCTCCCATTCCAAAGCTTTGATAACCAAAAGGCCAAACATCTTTAAAGTCTCCTACAGTTTTAAATTGTTTAGGTAGTGTACGTACTTTATAAGCAACTAATTCATTATCTCTATAATACGGATAATTGTATGCAGTAATACTCCTATTGCTGTCATAAGTAACTCTTACACCATAGTGTTCAGCAATTGTTTTAGTGATACGGCGTTCTTGACAACCACGACTATCACCAAGATTAGCGATGAATAAATCAAGGCTAGTATTATTACTATCTAGAGGCATATCCTCTTCCTTTCCAATTTCTTTTTCATAATGGTTACAGACAAAGCAGTAGCCATGTCCATCATCGTAGATAGTAAAGCCATCACTGCTAGGACAAGCAGGACACTTTGTTTTACCTACCTCTTTACTCTCCGTATATTCGTTTTTCTTTAGCATAACGAGCTTCCTTTCTGCGGTTCCTAGCTCTGTTTGACTTATCTAGTTTTTCTGCTTTCTGAGTCTTATTATTAAACATATCTAGTAAGTCGGCATCCCAATCCTCTTCAGTAACTTCACTTCTTTTTGAGGGGATTATTGTATGACTACGAATGTCATTGTAGTAAGGATTACGCATACGCTTTTGCGATCTCAATTTGTCTCTCCATGTCCTGCATTGAGGGTTTAAATCTAATTTCATGTACCCACTTATTATACCATTCCTCTGAGCATAATGCATGAGTAATCATTATCATATAGGCTTCCATATAGCTCAAGTCCCCTTTCATAGGACAAGAAAACAAAATATCGAAGCTAAAGTTTTCTTTACCAGCCTTATTGATTTCTTCGTTAAGTTCTGAAGACGAACTAGTGTAACCTTTCCAGCTAGTATGTAAGGTTTTAACACCAATATAGCGTTTACCATTACGTTTATCAGTAATAATATACAAGAAGCCATGATGGGACTCATCAAATGCTTCCTTATTAATAATATTCCAATGGCTTTCTACTTCGATATGACCTCGCTGATCATCCGCTATTGTTGCTGTTTTACCTTGATAAAAGAAAACAGTGATTGGACCTTTAAATCCTTTCTTTAGCTTAAAGCGTTTCTTATTTCTACGCTTACAACGTATTTCACCGTGTTCTTTAGTGATGATGCCACACCAATCGTTACTGTCGAATTGAGTGACACGCTCTACCTGAACGTTATGCCAACGCTCATGGTTATTAAATCTTAAAGTAGTCATTAGGACTCCTTAATATATGGATACCGTTAGCGGTTTCTAAAAGTTTCTCTTCCCAATTAGAGCGTCCATACTTCGCTCGATAGGCTGCAATTACTCTTTTCTTACGCCTTGCCATGGGAACACCTGCAAGCATCTTCTCTGCTTTCTTAGGTCCAATCTTAGGTAGCCCAGGAAGATTATCTGTAGGATCACCCTTAAGCATTTGTAACCAATAGAAAAGATCTGCTGAGTCAACATCGATCTCATAAAACGTTTCTTTTCTAGGATTATAATGCTTTCCTGGAATACAATCAAGATCTTTATCAATATGTACTACGGTAAAGTCTTGACCTAGAGAAGCACATTCGGTAGACTTAATGCGTACCATGTCATCTGCTTCCATTCCATCAGAAGGGATTGCTAATCCCTCCTCAATTATTTTCTCCATAAGAGGTCTAAATAATTTAGCATCTTCAGGGGGTTCTTTACGGTTAGCTTTGTATTGAGGACAAAGATTATATCTGAAGTTATCTTTGCCGCCACAATAAATAAACTGTTCGCTGCTCCATATAGGATCTACCCAATGTTTTTGTAATATATTCTTATAGTTATCTAGTGCTGCGTCAACGGTTGGTTGTTGCCAAGCACATTGATAGATACAACTATCAGCGTCTACAATCGCTATCATTACTCGTGTCCTTTCTCTTGCCAATAATCATTCCATGCCACTTCTAAGTTTTCCATAACTTGAGCATCGGTATGCATAGGAAGTAGCTCTCTATACTCCCATATTGTATTGCAAAACTCTGGTAGAGTTTCACAACAGCCGATTATATTATTTACTTCTGCCCAGAACTCATCTTCAAGTCCTATAAGGTGGTTCTTTAATTTACCCATAACGTTTCCTTTCTAATGAACGTCTGCGTAGCAGTTACCAATGACACCATCACCATCCATACACTGCACATTGAATTGCTTAGGGGCTTCCCTGAATGCTTCAATACATATTTCTTTAAGACGTTCGGCTTGTTCTTCTTTAACAACCCAAGCCATCTCATCGTGATAAAAGATAACAGGATAAGCATCTAATTGTTCTTCTTTAATCTTACTCATAGCATAACCTACTGCAGCCTTACAAGTAATTGCTTCGGCACTTTGCAATAGATAGTTTAATGATTGATGAGCAGAATTAACATAAACCCTGCGACCATCAAGCCCAGGGATAAATGCGCTACCATAACCAGCACTTGTTTGGTTGTATATCTGATCCAGCTTCGCTTTGACTCTTCCAAGTCCAGGAATTGCTGACTGATATTTTCTTTTGGAAGCGTCCCCTGCCTTAGCATCTGGTTTACCAGTAAGTATGCTTCCCAGCTTCTTACCGCCGCCACCAAACAGATAAGCATATAGCCAACGTTTAGCATCACCTCGGCTACTCCCCAGAATATTTGCGTTATAAGAGTGAATGTCACCGCTAGTTACCTCATTAGTAAAGTTATCATCACCAATGTAATGGCATAAAGCTCTCATCTGATTACCAGCTGAGTCAGCACCTACTACTTTGTATCCTTCTTCACAGATAAATAGACTACGCATCTCTTTACCCCATGCAGCTTCAACACTTGGTAGATTAGTAATGATCTCATGTCTAGCCCTGAAAGTTGGTGTACCGATAACCCACATCTTACCGTGTAGTCTACCGTCTTTAACTTCATTAAGCCAACCTTCTAGAATAGAGCGTCTAGATCTTGTAGTATAATACCTATCAATATCTTTACCTATCTCTCCTAGTAACTCAAGACTAGTTGTAGTTAGCTTAGGACTTGTCTTAATAAACTCATACCCAACTTTCTTGTAGTTCCAATCATCAGGCTTCCATCCTATACTAGAGAGATATTCTTTGACCTCTTCCATATTACTCAATGTTACTTGCGTAGTATAGCTTCTTTGAAACGGTGTTTCAGGTAGCCACTCCATCTCATCAGGCTCTTCACCATCAAGATACTCAGTTAGCAATCGTTTAGTTACTGCTGTAAACTTACCTGCTTTAGTATATTTAGCATACTTCGGTTGCTTATCAACCCAGATAGTCATCTCAGGTAATTGTGGATGCACACGAGATTCAATAGCTTCTAGCTCATCTGACATTTCCTTATGCAGCTTATTGGCTGCGGCAATATCAAACAACCAGCCTTTATCTCTAACAAGAGCCTCAAAGATTGCAGCATCATGTTCAGCCCGAAGACCTAATGATATCAATGGCTTAGTAGATGATTGATCCTTAAACTCCTGCATTAATATTTCAAATACCTTAGTATTAAGTTCAACATCTCTTACACAGTAAGTCAACATTTCCCTAGAATAGTTTTCCCAATCGTTAAACTCTAACTTAGAGAAGCCAAGATGTTCACCCCAGCCTGACAAACCGTGTTTATGATTGCGCTTATAGTTAAGCGTCTGGCTCATGATCCAAGTATCATACATCTTCTTATGATATAAGTCACGACCAGTTAGTTGCTTAAGGATTAGTAAGTCATAACCAATAATGTTATGACCTACCAGAGCCTCAGCGCGTTCTAATAGACCCAAGCCTTCATTAAAGGATAGGCAATTGTCGTCATAATCAGAACACTTATAAATGATCTTAGTGTCGATATCTTGAATGACTAAGCACCAAATCTTAGTTGCATTGATACCATCAGTCTCGATATCAAAAGTAAGTTTCATTTGTTTTCCTTTCTGTTTTCACACTTAGGACATATATAATTAGCGACTAGAAAATCTAATGCGCCTTGTCTATATTCTTTTTTACACTCCCTACACTGGATTATATCAGGTGAAAGTCCTAAGAAGTTTTGTTCGTTTGATTCCATTGTATTTCCTTTAGTAGGATTAAGAATCGACTTAATATACTTACTCATATACTGGATAATAGACATCACCATTGTCCCTTATTTTGCTATCTTCATACTCTGCTACAAAGCGTCTATAGAACTCCATGTTAGCACCTGTTAATGCGCCCATGATATCATTACAAGTTTGATATCTAAGCCCTTTATATTTAACATAATGGTGTATCATTACTGCAATTAAGTATTGCATTTCACCTGCAGTTCGTGGTGGATTATCTTCAATAGCAGATTCAACAAACATAAAGTTATTACGGTCTTCTTTATTAATGTAAGGCATCGTAGTTCCTTTCTAGAGTTCGCTTGAGTTTTCATTCCAGTTTTTGTTGTCAAGCAACTCAGCAACATAGTTAACTTCTTTACTATCAATACTTCCCATTAAGTTATAGCAAAAGCTATGATCATAGTAATGTAAACTAATATCATCGCATTTATTGGTTGACATAATATCATGGAATACTTTAGTTGCTTCATCAAGACTTTTAGTGTATGTATCAAAACGTAATTTCATTTTATTCTCCTCAATAATAATAAGTAATAGCTTCAAGACATTCGTTAAGAGTAAAGTATTTTTCTGTATAAATACTCTCGTAGAATGGGTGTATTAAGTCGTTCTCATCTGCCCATAGAATAATAATCTTATTCTTTATGTGTGCAAACATGAGTTCCATAGAAGTACCAGTACCACGACCGCTACTTCTCCGTACATCTGCCAACACCACTGTACTGTTAGCAATATCTTGCATATCCATTTTGAATATTCGTCTGCAAGTTGATTGTACAGGTGTTTGAGTTTCACCAAGATAAAGTTCATCATGAAAAGAAACCCTACGTGTTGGATTTAATGTATTGATTTCCAGTAAACTCAGCTTCTTTTCGGCGTTCTCCCTCCAAGAGAGCATCCGATCCTTCGTGCAGTCCTCCATCGGTCCTGCTAGATAAACGTAGTTTTTCATCCTCATACCTTTCTGAACTGATAATATACGTTTTCAAGTCTTCCATTGTTCGCACTAAGCGAATATAATGATGTCCTCCTGGAACACCTCTAGTAGTCATCTCAGACCAATAGTCAATAGCCTTAGTGAGTTGTTTGATAGTCTCCTCTAAGCTCTGCCTTAGCGTCTTTAATTCCATTTTCTAGTAATTCCTTTATAGTAATTTCAATTGATACACTTCCTTCTTCATCCACTACAATGAGTTCTTCTTCCATGAATTGAAAGCATATATTTGAGAACTGAAGAAAGAGAAGAAGATAAGACAATTCATCATCAAATAATTCTTTTGTCTCTTCTCCTTCTAGCGTTGACCAAAGAGAAACAATGGCAGCCTCTAATAGCAGCTGTCCATTGTCCTCTAGTTCAACTTCAACTTTTCTTTCTTCAAGCTTTGATTTGAAGTCGATAATGTCTGCCATTAAAAGTCTGCCATGGCTTCTTCACTACTTTCACTCTCCACGATTTCAAAGTCAGTACTAGAGTCTGGTACATAGCGTTTAAGATCAATGACTTGTACCTTAGAGAGAATACTAGCAACCCCTTTCCGTCCTGCAACATCATAAGGATATTGGAACAGCATGACATTACCTACTGATCCGTTACCAATTGAGTCATTTTCAATAGGTTGTTTGTTACCATCAAGGACATCAGGCGGCGTATTGCGTTCACCATCTTTCTTAATAGCCTTACGCTTAAGGTTAGCCTTATAGTAAGTGCCTTCATCGTCCTCTTCAGTCTTAACAGGAAGATAGTATTCTTTCTTCCATTCCTCTGCAGCTTTCTTATCGCGTGTGCGGATCTGTAGCTCCCACTGTAATGTACCGAATGGCTCTACAGGTTTGCCTAGCTTAGCCCAATGCATCTCCGCATCACGAATAATAACTGTACGCTTTTCATTAATCATATAAACATCTCCTCGATTTCTGTAAGGGTTTCTTTAAGGGTTGTGGCATCCATGCCGTTGTTGATCATTAAGTAGCATAAGTACCAAAAGACTTTACCTAGCTCTTGGTTCTTAGCATCTTTCTTTCCATAGCGCATGAGATACTTATAGATTTGACCCATAAGATGTGCCTCACTGCCTTCAAAGTCTTTAAGCATATAGTCCATCATCTGCATATACTGTAGACCTGGAACTATTTCCTTGTAGTGTTTAGGACTGACTGCTGTCCATACATCATTCTTCACCATAGAGTTCTAACCTTTCTCGTTGTTCTCTAGTTGTGTTAAAGTCAGGGTCTTGTTGTTGCACTGTCCAGCTTTTATTACAGCTATCACAGTACCAATGCTCTGTATCATCGATTACAAATAATCTTTCAGGATTACAGTTCATTTTCTTTATCCTTATACTGTTTAAGTTTGTTAGTTAGCCACAGTATAAGTGGCATTTCACGCTCTGCTTCAGGTAGCTCATCAAGGATAACTTGTAGTACCTTCTGGTTGAGCAATTCTACGCTACTCAGAGGCATCCTCTTTTCCTTCCTCTATTGCTCTATCAATAAGAGATCTTAGACCTTCTACTAATAGCATCTCTCTAACCTCTAAAGACAGGTCAAACTGTAGAGTAGCAGACCCATCCTCATGCTCAGTATATTCGGTTACTTTTATCATTATCTTTTCTTTCCTCGTTGCAGCTCATCTACTGTTCTGTAGATAAGAGAGTTAACATCGTTCCTATCTAGCCCGATATCTCTTAACTGCCTATCCGTGAGCTTGTTGAGTTCACGAATAACTGCTCTTGTTCTACGCCAGTCAATGACATACCGTATGAACCTTACTATTATATTCTCTTTAATCATTGTCATTAGAGTCTCCTTTATAGGGTATTGCTTCTACTACATAGTATTCGATAGTAGTATGACCATACTCGTCACTACCGTTACCATCATAATAGCTATCAATAGCCTCTTCTTCACTCTCAGCCTCTATATCTACTTTAAAGGCAACCTGCTCACTTACTAATAGCTGATAGGTACGCATCAATCGCTTCCTTTCCTATCTTTTCAGTTAATTCATTGCATAAAGAGGTCATGACTGCTCCTAAGACATCGAGGTTATTATGGATACCTTCTAGTTCTACTTCAAATAGAGTAGTGTTCTCTATGTTATCGATAAGGTCGAAGGCACTGAGGATATGATCCCGTGCCTCCTCCAGTCTTATGTAGTCCTTCATGAGGCTAATCTCATTATTCTATCCTTATGCCTATCGTAGTGAAGACTATCAGGGGTGTAGTCAATGATAGTGTTAGTCATCTTGCTAGGGTTCTTGACATACAGACTAACTCGCTTTCGGGTAGGATTGTAAGACCAGATAGCACTAACGGTCTCGTAAGAGTACCCTCCTTCTTTAAGGCTCTCTTCAATCTCTTCATAAGCCATTCTCATCGTATTAACCATAGCTTGATTCATTACTGTACGCATATTAGTTCTCCTCTCTGGATTGTTCAACGGATTCTTCTAGGACACCTTGGCGTACTAAGGCGTCCCTAATGTCTACTGGTAAGTCGTCTACTAGTTCATCATAGCGTTCCCAGTTAAGGCTCGTTATAGCTTCTTTTATTTCTCGTTCATAGAAGCTATACATTGATGGTATTCTCTTGTTCATCTTTGCGTCCTTTCTGTATCCTTAAAGGATACCTTTAGTATAGTTAGCTACCCCCCTATAAGGGCGTTTTTATTGTATCCTATAAGAATTAGGTAGTTCTCGTCAAAAGTAACTGCTCTGGTCTCAAAGTTATCAGAGAGTCTTTCACACTGCTCTTGCATTTGTTCAGCAATGCTTCTCTCATCGTTCTTATTACGAACAATACGAATGTTACTGATCGAAGTCATATTATTCTTGCTGTTAGTGCTCATTGTATTCTTCCTCTTCTATTCTAGCGGATTCTATTTCCATAGTATAACCGATAATAACTTGTAGTTCTTCATAATCAGGCCACCGTTTAAGCATATCAGTTTCGTTAAGGGCTATGATAGTAGCTCTTACTATCTTATCAATGCTCTCCTGTTTCTCTTCTTCAAAGAAAAAGGTTAGTGTCATTTCTAAGCCCCCATCGTTCTCTAGCTTATGGTCAACAGGGCAATTATACATCCATTGCCAAAAGTCTTGTCTTGTTTTACTCATTGTACTTCTCCTTTTCATTGCAGGGTCAACCCCATACGTTCACATGATGTTCAGTATCTTGAGGTCCATCGTAAATGGCTTCTTCCTGGGAATAGATAGGTATTCTTATGAGTACACACTTAGTGCTATCATAAGAGGTATGTACTTCTAGTCCACATTGAACACGATCACCGTTAATCCAGACGTCTAGCGTGTCTCCTATAATTTCACAGAACGTAACTAGATCAGGGTCTGTGTCATTGGCTATCGTGATCATATGGTAGTCCCACTCCCAAGCAAACCAGTGGACATGATTGAGTCTTCCTGGTAACTCTAGATTGAAGGTGTGGTAGTAGGTATTAGTTACTTTAGATTGGATATTCATAATAGTTCCTTTCTGTGACTATTAGTTCATCATTCATACACTCAGAATACATTCCCAGTTCCCTTTCACCACGTAAACTCAGAGTGTTACCCTAAGTAATACCAAAATGGACCTATTAATGCCGCCTTAGAGTGCATTTGGAAGGTCATTAAGGGATGCCGAGAAGAATAGGTGTAACTAGGAATGATATCCATTATCGTTTCTTGTCTTTAAAAAGAGACCCCGAAGGGTCTCCTTTAGGACCATAGTGGACCTATTGTTTAAAGTATGCTATTAGCCATAGTATAAAGAATACTATGCAAGCAATTAGGCTTATTAGAAATGCCATTAGTTAGTGTTCCTTTCTTGGATACGCTTAAGTGCTTCCTTTAGAATACCACCCTCAATAGCACTAAACATCCAAGATGTAGAGTGAGTAGCTCCATTAGCATTAATAAAGTCTCCGTAGTGTCTCTCAGTGAAATTCATAGACCATTCTTCAAATGCTTGATCACAAGCATCATCTAATGCTTCTACTAATGACTTGATTTCTTCTTCAATGTACATACTAAGCTCCTGTGGTTCTGTATGATTGCATTAAGTCTTGTTGGGAGTTCCACTCTTCATATATGTCTTGTGCTTTGGTTATGTTATCCCCAAATTCAGCAGCATATATAATGTCCTCTAAGTAGTCAAGATATTCATTTTGATACTCTGGTTTAACCTCTCCAACATAGATATTATTCTCTATCTTGCTTTCCCAGATACGATAGCGTCTGTCTTGTAGTTCAATAGAGCAGAGGCTTCTGATTTCCTCTAGTCGATTACTAGGCATCCCTAAGAGGATCTCTTTGATTTCTTCAAGTGTCATATTAATCTCCTATAGTTATGACAGTTGGACTTAAAAAGAGACTCCCCGAAGGGAGCCTCCTCTTAATTAATTAGAAGTCGTTAGCTGGTGCTTGGTTATCATCTTCGCTTACGACTAAGTCAAAGTCAATAGTTTCTTCTGGATTATATGGTTTAAGATCCATAACCTGAAGACCAATAAGAATAGTCTTACGACCACTCTTACCAGCTACAGACCAATCATAACTATAGACCATAACGTTGCCAGTAGAACCATTTCCGATTCCATCGGTAATGTCGTTCTTCTCACTATTAACAACTCTAATCTTGTTCTTCTGTCCTTTAGAATTCTTTGATGGACGAGAAACATTGATAGCAAAGTTGCCATTAGGTAAGTTACGTACTTTACCGAACTCTGACATCTCTTCTACTCTATCCTTACCGAACTCTAATTGAAGATCAAAGATATCCTTACCATAAGGGTTAACCTCTGACTTATACACCTTGGCGTAATTAAGAGTTACGTTACGGATAATTGTAGTTTTGTTTGACATATTAATCTCCTTAGCTATGTCGTTGTGAGCACCATTGCTCGATTAGGACAGAAGTGTCCTTTAAGAGAGACCCC